GTGCTGGCATGGCTTGCATCAAGGTCTTCCAGTCTTGGAGCTCAGGTTTACCTTTTGCATAGGCTTGCTGTAACTGTTCCATAGCAGAAGCCTGTAATTGAGCGTCTGCACCACCCGCTAGAATAGCATTATTTAACGCTAAATAGATAGCAGTGGAGGCACGCAAATTACCGTTTGTCGCGGTTAAGCGTTGCACGGCAGTAGTTGCAGCATCAAGAGTAGTAGGGAGGCCTTCAAGCTTCTTGGAGAGATAGTCAATTGAATCTTGTGAGTCTTTAGTAGATATTCCGAGATTTTGCATGACACGAGGGAAGTTTTTGAGCGTATCAAAGCGTTTAATCGCATCACCAGTACTAGCAGCGATCGCCGCCATAGCTTTTTGCGTAACGGCAGAAACAACGCCAATAATGGCTCCAGTAGCGGCCATTTTAAGACCCATATTTTTGATCCCGCCGGAAACCCCACTAGAAGCCTGTGAAGCGGCTTTAGAGATGCTATTGAGTTTCTGGTTAACCTTATTAATCTCTGCCTGGAATTGCTCGGTCTGGGCCTTGATTAAGACGTTAACCTCGTCTACTGTATGTGACATTATTGTTTCTCCTGTTCAATGTGCGCATTGATGTACGCATCAAGGTCTTCAGACCTGGTAAATACCCTGCTCGATTCTTCTTTCGCCATAAATGATGATTTTGGGTAAGTTTTGGCGTGGAATGCCGCTCGTACATATAACCCGAGGGTATGGTTCATCTTGTCTTTCTCTGTAATTCTATCCCTATAACCATCTAGGCAATTCGTGAATTGTCCAATAGTTAGCTCCCAATACTCAGCTGGGTGAAGTCCAATCTTATAGGCTAATCGTTCGTTTTCTTGCCAGAATTCTCGGAAGCTGTGATAGATTCTACCGACTTCTTGAAGGCTTCTGCCATCATCCTCTTGTTCTCCAGTTCTTCCTCCATATCGGCTCTCAGTTTCTTCGCGTCTATGTTCTTGCCTAAAAAACCAGACTCTGCAATACAAGCCACGATTTCAACAGTAGCTGCGCCAACGCCTTCTTTTTTAATGAATTTATCAAATTCTTCAATAGTTCCACCCCCTGCAATAAAGAGAAACATCAAATCAGAAACTGGCGGGATTCCATTAAGAGTGGATATTTTTTCTAAGAAATTTTCACCTTGCTCTTTTTCGGCTTTAGCGATATTAGAAGCTTTGTAATTTAGTTGAACCATGATTTTATAACCTCGATTAAATAATTTCTGATGTGGGATTTACCCCTCCCACTAGGGTGTTAATTAAGCGACCTTGCTAAATACTGGTTTGCCAGTAAGACGGAGAGTAAGCTTATAGCCATCAATACCGTCGGTAGTCTTTTCACCGTAGGTAAAGCTCTTCACAAAGGCTTTGTAAGCGATTTTGAGCTTAGCTGGAGTTAAGATTTCCCAGTCGCGCACCATACCACTGTCGAACAATGCACGGAGTTTAATAACTTGTGATTCATCTTTGATAAGTGCTTCGATGTCTTGTGAGCCCCAGTCGGCAGCACCAGAGAGGAATTCTTTTCCGTCCACGCTATCGAGTGTAGTCACATCGATTTCTTCTTTTTCACCGGTAATTTCACCGATAGATTTCAACGCCTCAAGAACTAGGTTAGTTGGTTCTGCACCTGCTTTTATGAGGGTGAGGGTGGTTCCCATAGTCTGTGATTTAGCCATGGTTTTTTCTCCTATTTGAATTTCACTGCTCGAAAACGGCAGTTAGTGTGGAATAATGCACCTTCTGGACTCGGCACATCAATCACGTAGGTTAGTCGATAATTAATCGTTCTCATCTTAGCCTCGACTTCACTAAGAATGCGAGATAGGTCAGTACTTTTGTTAGCGAAAATATCAATTACAATCTCAATATCTTGCTTGGCAATTTCATTGCTCAGCGTGTATTCAGGGGAATTCTCACCAACATAAAAGGTAATTGCTGGAACTTTTGTAAAAATTGCTTGAGTCCCCTGTTGGCAGGAATACCCCAAACTTTTTAATGCCTTGTAAACTTCTTCTTTCGGTTGGAACATGTTAACCCTTAATACTTTCTGAAACTGCTTGGCTAATAATCTGCTTGATATTAAGCTTGGCTTCTTTAAGGCCTCGGTACATCGGAGCCTTGGCTTTATAGCCGTTAGTTTTGATAAACTTTAAGCCATCGTTAGTTTCTTTCGGGTAAACCCAAGGTGTCATGCGATAAGTAAATCCTTCCGCTTTCGGGTGAGTTCCTACCGCTTCACGACCAACGCCGTATTCGACATAGATTGCGTATTCCATGTTATTTCGTACACCGCCAATGATTTCGTCACCTTGGATGTTTGCCGGAATAATAGTCAATCCGCCACGTAAAGCTCCAGTGTCGACAGGAATCTTTGGCTTAGTCTTCTGCTCTAATACCGCAGAAGCCATATTCACAGCGTGAACCAAGGTTTTAAGGTTTTTAGCACGGCTTAACTTAGTTTTAAGTTCAGTTAATCCAGTAATCGTTATGCTTGCCATTTTACCCCCATAATCATCTTGTGAGAGTCGTATGGAAGCACGCTGGTTACTTGATAGATAACGCCATTAACCTTGATTAAATCGTCTAATTTAACCTCTACGGAAGTGCTACAGCTGATACTAATATCAATCTTTTCCACAAGCCCAAGCTCTGCCTGAAGTGTACCAAGCTGAGTGTAATTAACATTACCCTTAAAGCTCTGCACGATCGAGGAGTCAGTGTCTTGCTCTTTAACCAGTCCGCCCTCATCGTCTAGTTTGTCTGTTTTGCTTAGGACATAGATGTCCTTATCATAGAAAATCTTCGAGATGAGGTCTTGGGTTGGCTTAGAAAAAAACACGAATCCTCCTGTAGGGCTTTAACACTTCTGAAACACCACCAAATAGCTCGATGTCTGAAGTGGATGAAATGTAGCTTCTAGCGACATTATCGAACGTCACAGTCTGGCCATTATCACTCAAGGACTTGACCCTCGTGTTAGTATTTGTACCGATTAGTTTATCTTTAACCTCTTCAAATAATGCGATCACTACTCTAACTGAGATATTAACAAGCCTTTCGTCAAACATATCTTGAGGGCCAAGATTCAAATATAGAGATAAGCGGTCAGCCATCTCAGCCGCTAAAAATCCGGCAAGAGCCTCACTCTCCTCATTATCGAGGATGTGGATGACTTGTACTTTGTCTTTTAGTGCTGAAATGAACTGATTCTTATCTAACATATTATTTTCCTTGGGTTTCTGGCTTAGCTTCGGTATCGACCTCAGCCTCAGCTACTTCCTCGGCAGGAGATTCTGCTTCTTTGACCTTAGTCTTAGCCTTTGTAGTCTTAGGGGGTTCAAGAATTTCCACTTTATAGCCAGCAGATTCAAAATAATCAAGCTGAGACTCACTAATATCAGCTTCAGCTCTACCATCAGCGAAAGCCACAGAGGCTGAAACTCCCATATAATCCTCAACTGGTGATTTAATGATTGCTTTCATTATGTTTCCTTTCTAATTAAGCGATTTTAATTTTACGAAGAACGACAGCAGCCTTAGTTGATTTAAGAACCGCTGCACCAACAAACTCAACTTCGCCCTTCTTTACGGCACCAGGGGCGGTAAAGTCTGGAGTATACGTTTTAATTAAAGTATCACCTTCAGGGCTTACGCCATGGAATCCGTCCTTAGCAAGGCGGACAGCGTAGATTGAGGTTTCACCAGTCGGACTCTTGGTTTCAATGATTGGGGTATTTCCACCCGGTTTTGAACCCATGATTACGAGCTTTGCGGTGCCAAATTTAGCAGTTTCGTTTCCAGCCTCATCACGCGTGATAACTAAGCCATGAGCTTCATCGAATACAGATTGAAATGCAGCATACATATCATTATTCATTAGGATATGAGTTGCATTACCATCTAATTTACCGAGAGCTTTACGAAGCATAAATCGGAAAGCAGAGCCATTGGCTTTAATTTTATCAGCGTCCGATAAGTCGATAGCGGCAGCTGGGTTAACCTCATTAGAAGTACCAGTTAAAATCTTATTTAAGCCATCAAAATCGGTTGAGCGTACACCAGAGTCGCCATTAATCACTTGGTTATGGAATTCAGCTACAGTAGCTTTAGATTTTTGTTTAGATTGAAATTCAACTTCTTCAACAACCTGATTTTCGTTTGCAGCTAAAACGCGGTCAATTTCGTAAGAACCGCCCATAACTTTAAGATCAACAGAAACTTTGCTCGTCTTTGTTTCTTGTGCAGTGTATTCTCCATTAATCGCACGACCGGCGGCAGTAGGCTGGGTTGTGATACGATTGTATGAATAAGTTAGAGATTTACCACCTTGAGGTTTGACGGTATTATCAAACTCCATATCGTTTAGTAATGGTGAAGTTTTAAATTCATCGATTACTACATCGGTTAATTTGTCTTGACTGCGATTCTTCGCTTCAGCTAATGTAATTGGCATATTTTATCCTTTCTTGCCAAAGAGAAGCTCCAAAGTACTGGTTTTTCCACCATCTCTACCTGGGTTAGGCCTACTTGATGGGTCAACTGGAGTTCTGCCAATCAACTTCCTTTTGACTTCTTCTGCGACAGCTTCGTTCCAAACCTTTTCAAATTTATTAATATTTTCTTTGGTTTTTTCGAGGTCTTCGTCTACGATGTAGTCAACAAAGATGCTAGGCATCGACTTCTCTTGTAATAGTTCGCGTGCTTCTGCACGATTTTCGCGAATTAACAGGTCGCGTTC